CAACAGGTTCTTCAAAGACAAAAGATGTTTCAGAAGAAGCATCAGATGAAGTAGTAATTTCTGCCGGAAGTTTAAATACACACGAACCAGGAACAATATGAGTTTCCGATGGTTTGCCGTTTATTACTGGTCGTATTTGAATAGAGACGGGTAAAACAGTATCCTTACTCTTGAACGACAATTTAACGTCAACCATAGTTGCACCAAAAGGATTATCGACGTAAAAACTTTGCGCCAAAGGTTTTTGAGGACCTACAGTTGGAAGATTAGTCGTTCCGCCATACAAAAGTTGGTTTACGTTAATATAATCACTAACAATAGTTGACAAATTAGATACTGAAGCAGGAACGATTGCTGTAGTTTCTGCGCCCCATTGACCCGATAAATGCGGTTCTTCAACCCTAATATTGTCTGACGGAATATTATTCAATTCGTCTCTGATTTCATAAGGATTATAGACATTCAATGAAGCATTAGGAACGTTGAAACTGAACTCGCCGAATCGAGTAGAAATGACGCTTTGAACTTTAATCGGAAGCGCGCCTTTTATGGTATAGTATGCAACCGCTTTACTATCGGCATTCCTAATATCTTGCGCAGACGCGTCAATAAGTTTAAATTCTCTAGTTCCTGCTCTAAATCTTGTGCCCGCATTAATTTCTCTCGAGACAGCGCCGAGCGTTGGAATTCGTATGGTAGGTCTAACGCTCGGTATCCAAAAAGATCCTTCTATAACGCCTTGAGCATCAGAAACTAAGTCACTACTTGCTCCTAGGTCGCTCGGTCGAGAATTTAAATTGTCATACTTGTTGCCGTATTCGGTTTTGTTTTTAGACCAACGCACAAATCCGCCAGAACCTTCGTCTCTACAAAAATTAGAAACGGATATTCCGTCAAAATATGGAACATGTTTTGTATTAGGTTTTAAACCCATCGCTTTAAAATATATTAAACGAGAACGGACCCAAGGGATTAATGCTAAATCGATTACTCTGTTTCCAACTCTTTCTCTAAAGGTATCTGTGCTAATTAACCTTCTAACAGATCGTCCGGTTCTTAATCTACTTGGACGTTTTTCGCGCTCGGAATTATATCTTTCGCGCTCTACTAAAGACTTTCTACCGAAAGCGCCATACTGACGATTAGACGGAATAAAATCATCTCCAACATCCTCGTGTTCGTTTTCGATAACTCTTCCTGACCAGTTCCACTGCCAATTGTTCCACAACCTTGCTTGCTTAACGTCTATTCGACTCGCCCCAGGCAACGCGTAAGAAGCGTCGTATTTTGAATTTTTCCATTCGTCGCTGGAAGGAGAAAGCACTAAACAACCTATGTTGTCAACTTTTCCAGTTGGGTTAACATTAACAGATCTTGATGCTAAAGGTTGCGATATCCAAGTATCCGAATCGAAATTCAACATTACTAAGTCGCCTTTGCGGGTAACATTATTTGCCGTTGGATTATTAGCACCGTCAAAAATTAATCTAACATTATCTTCGTCAAAACACGGTCTAAACAGTTTAGAATCAGGATCTACTGATGAGCAGTAATCAGGAGAACCGACGTCGGACAACTTTTGATCTTGAGCGTCGTCTACTAAAATACCAGATTCTGCCCTCTCGTCCCCAGCGCTATCTAACTCCGCATTCATTTTTGTTTCTAGTTCCAGCAAACTAAATTCAGTATAATCAGCAAGACGATCTAATTTTTCTTCGATTTTAGCGATATCGCCCATAGTGTAATGTTTGTGCTCGATCGGCGTAACTTGCAAATCGTTTTCGTCTATAGTGTTTCCGTTAAAAATAACCTTGTACAATTCTAACGAATTGTCGGGGGTTTTCTTAAATTGCGGGTCTTGCGCTTGTTGACCCATCAATACTTGAACATCACCTTCTTGCGTAATCAAAATTTTGTCGGCGCGTGGTAAATAGTAATCAACGTCTGCCGTAACGTTCGTACCATTTTTAGGAAAAGAAAATATAGTATTAGATATAACCGAATCCTGGTCTTCATCAAAATCTGGACGATAATCTAAAACGTTTCTTAACGGTAAAATTGTACCGTCTGCTAATTTATGATTCGGAATTCCAGAATAACCAATACTTGCAGGATAAGAATTTACACTGTAATACCTATCATTAGCAGAAAGAGTCCTATTAAAATATTTAAAATTAGCATAAACAGTTCCGTTCCAATTTATATCGGAATCTAATATTAATTTACCTTTAGCATAGTAATTGTCTCTCTGTCCATTATCTAACCTAAAATACGGCGTAGCAACCGACCCTGTAGCGTCCGTAAATCGAACAGAATCCATCGAATAAATGTCATATTGCCCTAAAGGCAAATATTTCGTGCCATTCGCATCGTTAATCAAAGAGGTGGTGATAGTAGTAGTAGAAAGACCTTTACCCCTTTCCTGGTTGCTGTTTGAAGTCGATTCCACCATAAAAATAATCGTGTAATCTTTTCCAGAAGTTAAATTACTAATGGTATTACTGGTGATATTAATATTAGCAGTAGATGTTTCATCTGCATTATCTGTGCTATTGTATACTATCCAATTATCTGGATTCACATAAGATCCGTCTGCTACAGCAGGAAGATTATAAGTAGTGCTCCCTAAAGAACCAGTAGAAAGAGATCTAATAATAGTTGTGTCTGGAGATCCTATCGTAGCAGGTCTTACTCTAGGCAATAATTCAAATGCGTTATTATTTCCCGATTCGTACAAAGTGGTGACGCCTACGCTGTTTTGTTCAACTGAAAGCGTAACGCCTAAAGAACTGTTTACCAATGCAGTAGTATCAGCAATATTTCCAGAAGTAATTTTTAATCCGTATACGTATGCTCTTATCTTACCTTGTCTATATTCTAGAAACCTTAAATGACATGTTCCAGTAGGTCCTGATAATGAAAATTTATAATGCTTTCTATTACCAGCAGTACTACCGAAAAGGTTGCCAGATCCTGCGCCCATCGCAGTAATGCCGTCAATAATAAAATAATTACCATAAGATACTCCTATACCTTCTTCCGAAACTGTTTCAGTTTCTTGAGGTTTTGGAACGATTAATTTCGTCGGAGACTGCTGTTCTGAGCGATATCCATTAACATAAGCGATACCATCAGAAACCATCAAAGTCATATCTGAAGCAGATTGGTCATTAAACTCTTCAAAATTAACCGTAAAGGGTTTAATTACATAATTTCCGGATTCTTCATAAGTTCTCTGAGCCAACATATCTTCAATTTGATTATATGAATCGTTGAGATCTACAACTTCAGTAATAGTAGAGTTTTCAACTTTAGCAATAAAAACAAAAGATTCATCAGCAGCAATCTGATCTTCTGTTGTAAGAGTTAATAAAATTTGGTATCTATCCGCTCCTGGTGACGAACTATTAACAGTGTCGCCTGCATTATCATATAAGTCAGTGTCGTCATTCACAGTAACAATATTTTCTTCGACTTTAAATCCTACAGTTTTATTTGCTACAGGACTGGAAGAGTTTAATATAAGCGATTGACTACTGCTGTGTACAAAATGACCTGATACGAAAAATTGACCTTCTTCAATTGAAAACTTTACTGCTGTTCCGTTTCCGGAAACAGTAAGATTTGGACCGACCCCTCCTTCATCTGATATAGCGTCTAAATTTATAAATTGTGTAAAAGAAGAAACGGCGGATCCGCCGTTATCTACATAACCAAGATAGATTTTATCGTTAGTATCATCTACTTCTAAAACCCTGGCTTTTTGTACGCCATTAGTATAGATCATACCAACTTGAACTGTAGATAAATTTGGAGACCCAGATAAAGTTATAAACCGGTATTGAGCATTAATACTCGGGACACCGCCAGAAATTGCACTACCTTCTTTAAAAATATTTCTTCCAAAACTTGCCATCTCTTCTTGAATAATGGTCTGCATCTGCGTAAGCTCTCTTGCTTGCAGCGCTCGACCATTATTAAATAAAATACGATGATAATGATCGTCTTTATCCCAATCGTCTTTATATGTTGATGAAAAAGTTGTTGCGTTTCTATTGGTTGTCATCTTTTATCCTATATGCATTTAGATAAATTTATAATAATTTTTAAATCTTCAGTTTGCGAAGATTGTCTGACTACTGTTGCTACATTATCATAAAATTGAAGTTCGCCAGTAAAAGGATTTACCGAACCCGCAGTGTCAGCAGTTATTGTTTGTGACCCTAAAGATTCTCCGATTTGAAACGGTTTCAATCCATCAGAATCTCTTTGTGTGTAGTACACATAATTGGGCGGACCAATAACGGTATCGACCACCAGAGCTGACGCGCCAGAAGTTTGTCCAGTAATAGTTCCGTTTACAGTAATTCCCGACAAGCTCGAAACAGTAAGTTTTCTAAGAGCATTAGCAGCGTCAAGGGAAATAAAGTTCCCATCGCTATCTTTTGGATTTTTAATTAATGCTACTTGATGAAACCTTGATCCGACAGAAAGACCTGCTGTTCCTTCATCGTCTTGTATTTCTGCAGTAATCATCAGATTCTCAGAATTTAGAGTCAATACTGGATTAGAATTTAGACCGCCAATGGGTCCAAGAACTGATCGTGCAGTAAAAGAAGCACCAGGATTATCTGGCGAAACGACTGCTGCTCTGTATCCAGAACCGTGTTTTATTAATCCAGATCCGTCAGAATCTATATGAATTTTAATCATTTCTCCGTTGGAATTACCGAATCCAAAAAAATCTGCTCCAGCGCCAAAACCTGCTCCATGTACAGTAAGCGGATTTTGGGTACGCCCACCTACAGTATTTCCTGTTCCAGAACCAGTAACAACAAAATTTATGATTTCTCCGTCGATAGCACTATCTTGTAATGCGTTTTGTTGAATTTCTTCTGTAATAGTAGGAGCAGAAGAGGTAATAACTTTAACAGGCATATAATTTGTTGTCAAAAATTTTTCTTTTGCTAGATTGCTTAACTTGTATAAAAACCTCCAAACATATCCATCTGAAGTTTTGTAAGATCTCGCTGGATTGTAAGGATGAACTACCGCTTGTGCTGCGGTAGTTGGTTTTATTGTCGAAAGTTGACTACTGTTTGGATCGGGTTTTTGTATACAAACAAAAACTTCGTCGTTATCTGTTAACACGTAAAAATTAGTTAAATTTAAATCGTTGTCGTCATATGCGTTATATGAAGTGCTTCCTGAGTTATCGTAATTGACTCGAGGGACTACAAAAGAAGCAAGCGTCGATCTTTTGTATGAATGCAACCTTTGCCTAACCAGATGAGAATTTCTAATAGATCCTACTGCACTGGGAGGATCACCGGACCACAAATCGTTAGACCCAATGGCGATGTAATAACGATTATCGGATAAATCGCTATCTAACAATTCAAAAACATTGTTAGTATAATTATTAGTAGTTGCTCCAGTAGACACTATTTTTCTCTTAAATAAAAGTTATTTATAATGACGATGTAACGACTGCCGAAACAGTAGATAAATTATTGTCATGTTCTAAAACGTTATTTCTTAATGGCGTAATCGCCGACTGATTTGCAGGAACTGCTTTAATTGCCAAATAGCTACCAAAATAGGAAGAAATATTGAATCCAACAATGTTCACAACACCAGTTTCAGGAACATAACTTCCTGTGTTACTAACAATAGTTTTTCCTGTGGATAAAGATATAATCTGCAAATCAGTCGATCCTAATTTATTTCTTAGGAAACAGGTTTGACCATTGTATACAAAGTTTGTTGATGTTATAGTATAACTATCAGATTTAGCAGACTCTATAGATGCAGCAAAAATAAAAGAATAATCTTTAGTCGTCCCTAACAAAATAGGTTGATCATAATCATTACTACTAATAGATCTTCTTTGTTGCATTTTAATATTAGAACGAGAAGATAATACTGAAGGATCGACGGCATCAACAGTCGTCAACATATTAGATCTTCTAAACGTCTTATCAAAAGTTCCTGTGCTTGAAGTAAAATAATTAGAAATTGCTGAACGAACGTTTGATTTAATAGTAGATTCGGTTAAACCAGTCAATTTAGGATTAAATTGAAAAATGGTTTCTGTTTCTACATAAGTGGTAACTGGTTTAGCATAAAACACGTCAAACGAAGCAACAGACAAATCTGCCGCGAGTGTAGTTATTCCATTTTCAACAAATTCTTGTGTAGAAGCATCAACTCCATTAAAATAATCAATGGAAAGATAAACCGCGCCGTATCTTGCAGGAACGTTATCTTCGCCGCCCCAAGATTTTATGTCTTGGATATATCCGGAATAATTTCTTTGAGCGAGCGCTGCATAATCTTCTGCAGTTACCATTCTATTTTGTGCCGCATATAAAAACGGAGCGTTTTTACGAATAGATTCTATACCTTCTTTTTCAAGTCCGCCAGAAGAAGCAGAAACGACGGTAGGAGATACTGTATAAGATCCTGGGTTGAAAGTTCCGTTTTGAAAAGAACGAGCTTGATTTCCCGAAGCGCCAGCAGTAGAAAGGTAAGTTACTTCAATTTTTTCACCAGAAAGAGGCGCTCGACCTAGATTAGAACCATTTCCAAACGAAATTTCGTAGTAACCATTAGGCGCTTCTTTAATAATGTAAATCGTAGACGTCGATGATATAGTCGTGGCAAGATTGATGTTAGTATACGTGGTATACGAAGAAGAACCAGGAGACTCATAAACTTTTACTATCACAGTATTCAAATCTAACGTGCTATCTGGTATAACAAAAATATCTTGTTCAGAATATGGACCAGCGATAAAACTTTTTCTTTTTATAGATCCTTCATAGATGGGAATATTGCTAGAACCCGTTGAAGTTTTAAAATCAAAATTATTACTACCATCGTTTATAGCAGTAAACGATTCTAATGTTTGGAAAACAAAAGAATTATTTCCTATACTTGTGCTAAAAGTAGTATACGCTGGCAGCGTAATAGTGGTATCTGCTGGTCCGCCAGTAATCCTAAGATTAACCAATGCTTTTGAAGATACTTTAGATCCGGAAGAATATCCAATTGCTCCGGCAAGACCAACGACAGAAGATCTTAATTGAGCGGTGCTAAGAAACGATTCGTTTAGTGCGTAATTTGCAATAAGACCATTATAGTGCGTATTATACGCTAAAACATCTAGTAAACTCGATAACCCAGAAGCTTCAAAATTATAATCAGAAGATCCGAATTCAGAACTGTTCTGAAGATGAACTTTTAAAGAATTTTTTATTGCTGTGAAATCTAATGCTGTAGATTTAATAGTAGTTGTCATTACCTTAACCTTGAAATTGTAGTTTCTATAACTTCAGTAGACGCTAAATTCTTAACCTTAAATTCAATTCTAACGTTTACAACATTACGCTCGGGCGAAGAGTTAACTCTTATCTCTTGTATAATCGCTCTTGGTTCATAGATATTAATTGATTTTCTAATTCTTTCGTTAATCTCAAAATCGCTGTTTCCTTCACTTAAATCGAATAATAACCCTTGTAAATTTGCGCCGTATTCTGGATTAAACGGTTTGTCAAAACGATTTGTCAACAGTAAATTTTTTACAGATTGTTTTACGGATGCCGCGTCTTTTTTTAAGTAAATTTCTCCGGTATCAGAAAACGTCGAGAGAGTTAAATCAATATCTTTATACTTTTGCTCTGTCGTTATTCTAATGCTACTATTGAGGTTACCATCTTCTGAAGATAGTAATTTGGCCATTGAAATTCCTTTTCCTTTTATTTATAAGATTATTCCAAGATTTCTTGTAAATCTGATTTACTTTGTGACTCGCCGTTATAAACCGTTTCAATTAGTTTTGAGTAACGTATATCATCACCCAAAGAAGAAATTTCAGGTAATACTATAAAAACTGTTCCCGTAATACTACCATCAACGTTATAAGTATCATATTCTAAAATTAATTTATTGTAATTAGCATAATCTTTCCAAAAAGATGCTAAATCGAAAGAAGCGACTGGATCAGATTTTCCTTTCTTGTCTATAATTTGATAACCTATCGCCCTCCCAGTTCTACGATAATCGTTAATGCTATTTGCGCTCGGCGTTTCGCCAGCATATGAACCTTGTACGAAATATGGCGTAGGTTCATACACGCCATCAGAAATAATTACCCTATGATTGGCAAAATTTACATATTCCGTCGCCATTTTGTAAATTTGTGTTTGTAGATAAAGGTAATTTGTTATTTCAAATCGATCTGCGGGTCCATCAAAAGACTTGTTATACAATCTATCAAAATTTGTTCTGGATCCCCTAGATCCTAAAAATTTAGAACAAGTTACTCCATCTGCT